ATGCCGGTCTGGATCGCGGCCAGATCCGCGCGGGTCAACCGCCTCCCGGCAATCTCATACGCCTGGCCCGATAAAGCAGCGGTTTCGGCGGCCAGGTAGGCGTCGAGCTGCGTTTGCGCTTGAAGTAGTGTGATGCCTGCCATGTGTGTGCCTAGGGTGATAGGCCCTGACTTTAAAAAAATCAGGCTGTCTCAAATAGGGCAAATTGAGACGACTTCAGCTAAAGCGCCCGCCGCCCTCTTTCATCACGCGGTAAATGGTGGCCCGGCTCACGTTGTGGCGCGCCTCGATGTCTTGGGTGGGCATGGAGGTCAGGCCGTCCTGGTACACAGCGGCGCGCTGCTCGGGTGTGAGCCGCTTGGCGCCCTTGGGCACAAACACCCGGCGCCCGCCGTAATCGGCCTTGACGCGCTCTTCCACCTGGCGGGCCAGCGCGACGCTGAAACCCGGCGCCATGGCAATCACCATCTGCAGCGTGTAGGCCACCACGTCGGGTTCGGGGTCGGGGTTGGGATGCATCATGGTGACATTGCTCAAAACAGCGCCCCCTGGTCTTTGAGCAGCGCGGTTTTCATGGCCTGCTGAAATGCGGTGTCAAAGTAGCCGGGGAAGTGCCGGTCAAACGCGCCACGACTGATGCCGTAAAAGTCAAGCAACTCCTTGTATTTGGCGCGCCTGACAAAGATCAGCATCGGTACCAGGCTGGTGCCCCAGGCGGTGTACACGCGCTTGTACACGCCCGGCGGCAAGTGGGTAATGCCGCTGCCCACCCGGTTAACCCAATAGGTGAAGCCGTAGGTCTTTTTTGTACCCTTGGCCAGCCGCGTCACTGTTTTGCTGTTGGCGGTGTTGTAACCGGCCTCGGTGTAGGTGCCGAGCACGTTGAGTATCTGGCTGATCTGGCCCGCGCTCATGTTGCCGTAGGCGTCCAGCGTGGCACCCGCACCGGGCACCACGTTGTAGTTTTGCGGCAAGTAGTTGGCGCGCCACAGCCTCGCCTCCATTGTCTTGTAATGCCGCTGGCCAGCGTACACATGCGGCTCGACCATGGTGCGGCTGCTCTCCACCGAGTTTCGGTCTTTGAATGCCAGCGCCGCTCCCAGCGCAGTCTTGGTGGCGTATTTGATGCGGATGCTGTTGATGACCCAGGCCGTTGGCCGGTCAAACACGCTCTTCATTTTGGTCTGCACATCGCTGCGCCCCTGCTCAGCCACCTTGTTGATGGCCAGCATCATGGCATAGGGCAGCTGCTCCTTGGAGATTTTGAGCGCTTCCTGCAGCTGCGCCGTGTTGGTATCCAGGGTGATTTGCATGAGACGGCCTTTCAGGGTGGGTGTGGACGGGAAGACAATTAGCGACGCAGGCCGGCCAGCGAAATGCGGCCGTTGTTGATCAGGTGGGCAGGCGGGCGCGGTTGGGGCGCACTGGCCGGGCCGGCGGGCAGTGCAGACGTCTGCAGGGCGGGCGCAGCGTCAGCGGTGGCGGGTGCGTCAGCCGGGCTGGCCGACTCTGCGGGCGCCTCGAACAAGTCCAGCACCTGGGGCACCAGCCGGTTGCGCAGCGCCTGCCAGCCGTGCTCGTTTTTCTTGTGCAGCCCCAGAAAATAGGCGGCGGCCAGGTTGTAGTTCATCAGGTCAAGCGGCTCGTTCGCTTCGCCTTTTTTCTTTTCCCACCAGCTCACTTTGCGCCCGCGTTTGTAGCCAAAGGTGCGGTACTCGGCGGTCAGGCCCTTGTAATAGCTCTCCGGCAAATCGGCGCTGAAGTGCACCGCGCCCGGCCCGGTGGCCCGGTGCCAGCGCGCCTGCAGGTAGTCTTTGGCGGTGTCGGGGCCGACAAACCAGAGCTGCGCACCCTGCTTTTGCATCTGGCCGCGCCAGGTGATGTCAACCAGACTGGGCTTGCTGCTCAAAATGGGCCGGTCCGGGCGGCTGTGCCCCTTGATGGCAAAAATGTTGCGCCGCTTGCGGCTGGCGGTAAAGTTGTACACGTCCTGCGTGTTGGAGCCGCCCGAGTCGACAAACGTGGCGCTGATGTTCAGCATGGCGCCGCTGGCGTGCCGGTAGCGGCCCTTGAGCAGTTCGTCGGCGCGCTCCCAGGTGGCGACTTCAGACGGTGGCGTGTTGATCACCTGGTAGTCAATCACCCACGACTCCATGCCCTCGCCCCACGCCACCACCTTCATCTCCAGCCGGTAAGCCTGCGTGTCAATCGCCGCCGTCAGGATCAGCCCGCCCATCGGCACAGTGCCTAGGCGGTAAGCTTCGGCGCGGGCCATCAGGGCGTCGTATTTGGTCGACTCCTTGCTGCGGGCCCAGCAGCGGGCCAGGCGCGTGTTGTAAAACACGATCATGGCCTCTTCGCTGCCTTCGTCGAGTTTGGCCTTGGCCATGTTGTATTGGCGCATCAGCGATATCCACGGAATCCAGCCGTAGGGCAGGAACATCGCGCTGATGACAAAGCTCTCGGTCTCGCCGTCGCCAGGCACGCCTTCGGACCACAAGCCGTTGGCATACATGCGGGTTTTGTCGCCCTCTTCGTGCAGACCGCCGCACTCGCAGCAGGGGTACATGGCGCGCTTGCCGTCCTCGCTCATGATGAGGTTTTCATAAACCAGCACCTGGGCGTGGCCGCAATGGATGCATTCGGCCAGCGCCTCGCGCTGCGTGCCGCGCCTGAACAGCGCGTCGATCACCGACTCGCCCTCGATCGTCGGCGAACTGGGGTAGTACGTCTTGCGGTTGCGCTCGAACGTGGTCTGGCGCGCTTCGGCCAGCTCGGCCGGGTCGCCCTCCCCGCCCACGTTTTCCTTGGCCCGGTCGATCTCATCGAACAGCACCCGGCGCACCGACAGCTCAGACAGGTTGGCCGCGGCGCCGGCGGTGGCCAGGTACAGCGCGCCGCCCACGTATTCCTTGATGTCGTTGTTGTTGTTCGCGTCGCGGCTGTGAGGCTTGGCCACGCGCTGGTTCACCTGGGGAATGGCGGCAATGGTTTTGTCGATGCGTGAGGCCGCGCGTTTCTGCAGTTTGCCGGTGGGCACCAGCCACAGAAAATTGCTGGGCGACTGGTGGATCGTGGCCATGAACCAATTCAGGCCCACCTGGGTTTTGAGCATTTGTGACGCGCCCATCACCACCACGCGTTTGCACGGATGGTTGTCACTCAGCGCGCGCATGACTTCGCGGGCATGGGGCGTGCGGCTGGTGCGGTACGGCCCGGCCTCGTTGCTGCCGGTGCTTTTCGGGATCACCATGTAGCGGTCAGACCATTCATCCACCGTCAGATTGGGGTCGGGCTCCATGCCGCGCGCCATGGCATCACACACCGCCTGGTAACCGTCGTGCAGGTTGCTCATGGTGCGTCTTTCACCGCGCCACCAACTTTTTCGCGAAATGCCGTCACCAGCAGTTCCAGCACAATGCGATGCTCCCGGTCCACAATCAATTCGCAGGCCTCGGCGGTGGTCACCGACGCCACCTCTGACGCAATGCGCCGGGCACAGGACGTCAGCCGATCGCGCACCTCGCGCCCAATTTCGAACATCGCCCGGTCCACATCCTGGCGCATCAACATCGTGCCGCGCATCTTGCCCGCGTTCATCTCGGCAATCTGCGCGTCCGCCTCTTCGCGGCGCATGCGGAACTGCATGTAGCTCGGATCTGCGCCTGGCTTGTCGGCACCAGCTTGGCCACTGCCACCGCCTGCACCGCCAGATCCAGCGCCACCACCAGCCGGGTCGCCCTCAATGCCAATCTCGACCTGGGCGGGATTTCCAGCCGGCGCCTGCGACACCCGGGCCCGCGTGTTTTTCGCCCACTGGATGTCCGCCACCTCCGGGTCAATCTTGCCGCCGATCGCGCTGATGCGCCCCTCGGTGATCGCCTTGCGCACCGCCTTCTCATCGCACCCCCGGTGCCGGGCATAAGCCGCCTTTGTCATAAGCGTCACAGCCATGTGATGCCCCTGTTTTGCAGCTCATCCATGAACGCCGTGAAATGCAGGAGCAGCTCGCGGGTGTCTAGGAC